TCATTACCTGGTTACTCCTCCTCTAACAAGAACTGTTCCTTCAACTGCTCTTGTTTTAGTTCCACCAGTTTCAATAACTAGATCATAAACATATCTTCCAGGTTTTAATGTCGAAGTCAAAGTGGATCCCATGGAAACACTGATAACTCCAGTGGTGGGATCACTTACAGTTGTTTGAAACGGTGTGCTAGTTGTGGCAAGAAAATGTTTTCTCAAAGCAGCGCTATGTGCATACCCAGTCAAATCCAAAACACTGTCAGATGCAGCATCTGCCAACGTGAAAGATTGGTCAAAGGTTGCACCAACATTGATACTCAGATTTGATACGTATACGGCAGCCATTTAACGAAAGCACCCTATACAGGTATTTATCTACCTAATAAGTCATGAACTAATTTTTTCAATTCTTCAATTTCCCCATGAAGATTGGAGACTTCCCTTTCTAAATTTTGCTTTTCTTCTTCTTGTTTTTTTAAAGTATTTCTTTGACGGACATATTCTAGATATGCCCGTCTGTCAGTATTTACTATCGCACCAGAACTTGGATCACGATAGAGGTTTTGATATCCCTCTACCTTTATCATGCCAGTGCGATCGTTCTAATGTCCCTGAAAATGGGAACTTTAGACTGGTTAGTTGTTGTAGAAACAATCTTAATTGCATATCCAGTAAACTGCTCAAGATTATCGGCAGTAAATTGGTATTCAAGATATTCGTCAGTGTTCAAACTTGGTCTAACAATTGCATCTGGATGTCCAGTATTAGCAGCAATGTTAATTACCTCATCACCAAGTCCATCACCGTTAGTATCACGTAGATTTTCATATCCAGGGAATAATTCATAAGTTTGATCAATTTCACTGGAGTCTGCTCTTACCAACTTATAGAGAACCCTAAAGTCGGATTCTGCTGGTCTGTTGACTGTAAGAAGAACTCTCAATGATGTAGCTGGTTGCTGAAGATTAACTTGATTTGAGATATAAATCGCAGAATGGGGATCTGTATCATCCGAGTTAACTCTTCCATCAGTAACATAATTTAGTCCTGGATTGTCAATTCTATTTGAATAAAGTTCAACGTTAGCAAGATCTAAGTTAATGTATGGGGAAAGATAGTTAGTTTCTGTATTTAATTGAACTCCCATCGTGAATGACTTACTACGTGGGAGATCAGTTGTTCTAGCATCTTCATTAACTTTAGAAGCAATGAGTCTTGGTGTTTCAAGTTGATTAATTGTGTTAACACCGACTGCTTCAAAACCTTGATCCAGGAAGGATACCTCAGTTCCATTAATACTTGTTCCAGAAACGGTTCTAATGCTAGCAGAAGCATTAGTTTGATCACCAGGTGTTATGAGTTCAATGCTTGGTGCAATGTAGTTGAACTGAACATTTTGAGTTGCTTCAACAACATTTCCACCAACTAAAGAATTTGTATTGAAGGAAAGTTGTGGTTCCTGATTAGGTGTATCATCTGTGTCTCTATTTGATCTATCAATCTGAATGTAGTAACCATCAATGGTTCTATCAATAGAACCCATATCGTGAGTCTTATTGATCCTTCTCAGAGAAACTCCATTCAATTCATACTTCAGTGCTTGATCACCAGATTGGTGAGCAATTGTGAGAGTATTATCAACACCTCTTTCAAGAACACCAACTGTCCCTAAACCGACAGAATCATAAGCAATGATTTCGTCATTGATTACCAGATATCCAGTGTTAGCAGCACCAACAGCAATTCCTTCAAATGTCAACAATCCAGTTGTGCTTCCCAGAGAAATAACTTCATCATCAACACCAAGATTAGCAGAAAGAACATTTACTGGTGTGTTGGGTTTAATCTTGGACAAAGTAACTTTGTTGTTATCAGCATACATTCCGTGGTTATAGTGGTCAACAAAGAACCAAGATCCGTCGTTTTCATCACCAGTCGTTACGTTGCTTGAAGTAACATCAACGTTTGCTGCTTTAATGTTTCCACTATTGTCATAGTATGACAAACCAGCACCTACGACCAATCCTTCACCTTGAACATTAGTCAAGTAGAGTGTATCAACACCCCAGAGACTGTTGATTGTGATTACGGCACCATCACCAAATCCACCGATATCGGCAGTGGTAAGACCAATTGTATCACCCTTGACGTATCCAGATCCAGAGGAAGCAACAGAAACAGCAGTTACGTTACTGATACCAGATCCAACAGTTACGTTGAGTGTCAGACCACTTCCATTGCTATTGATGTTGAATGTAGAAACTGGGTTAGAAGGTGTTCCATACCCACTTCCACCAGTAAATACTCCAACACCACCAGGAGCAACGGGACCACCTTGCTGATCAACAAATCCAAAATTATATTGTTTTGTGGCAGAAGTTACTTTTCTTCCAATAGAAAGTGTGCTAATTCCAGAGGCACCATTTGAATATGTCTCAATACCAACAGTCAATCTTTTGGGGTATGTTTCAATTGGATCCTCCCCAAGTCTTCTACTTCCAGAATTACTGATGTCAAGTTTTGGGTTATAGAAATATGCAGTTCCAGAGTTTGATGTAAAATTAGCACGATACAACTTAAACGTCATATCTTCATATTGATTAGCAGTCCAAATAGACCCGTTCTGAGACAAGAACAAAGATCCCATTGAATACTGAGTTGCATAAACCACACCAGTAGCTGCAGGAAGATCACTAGAATTAACAGTTTTCTTGCCCATTTCGGCAACCCAAACTTCATACTGATCTGTATCAGCAAGAAGAACTAAAGCATATTCTCTATTTGGTTCACAATAAATTGGAGATGGGAACTTAATATTAGTAGCAACAGAAGCATTAGGAGATGTCGTAATATCTTCTGGTTTTACTAAAACTCTTGCATATGGTGAAACTAGTTCTGTCGTTGGTGTACCAAGTGCCATGGTACGAAGTTGAACTTCACATGGGATGTTTCCAGGATCTTTATTAGCAAAGAATACATCAACAGAAGTAATAAATGCACCCTCTTTTTCCACAAGGAAAGACTGTGCAAGAGGATCATAGAAACTGACTGATACAGACTGTCTTACGATAACTCTTCCATTGGCAGTGTAATTTGTAGTTGCGGAAGAAATTAACTTACTACCAGGCAGAGGTTCTGCATTAGTAGCACTAGTTGTCAGTTTATATTCTTTGGTTCCTGTGGTAATTCTGACAGTTGGAGTAGGTCTTGCTAATGGATTTCTAAGGAAGAAAGATCCAATGAGATCACCACCATTGTCTGCAATCAGTCTGAGATTAGACAGAGTTGCCTGAGCACCACTGTTAAGACCTCTGAATCTACAACCAGTTTCAACACGTCCGTAGTAAGCACCTTGAGCTTGTGCAGATAGTGCAAAAGTATCTACGTTTAATACTGTGGATGCAAGAGAATATTGAGTTGGAAGAGTGGTTGTATTATCGTAAGGATTAATTGTATAAGAAACAGACGGTGTTGCAAATGCTCCTGATTTATGATCAGGTCTTGCAAGTCTGAATCTGATAATATCTACACCATCAACGGAACCAACTACGGTTTCACCAACTTGGAATACACCAGTTACACCCTCAACTTCAAGAAGTTTTGGAACAAAATCAACACCACCATTTCCATCAAGGAATTGATAATATCTTCCATATGGCTTATTACCAACACTACGGAACTCTACGTTCCTAGATCTCATAAATCTATCTGCAGTGTTAGATACAACTCTAACAAAAGATACAGATTGTCCCCTTCTACTGGGATTAGGTATTCTAGCTGATACTCCAGGAATCCAGATATTTCTTACCCAGAAGTCAGATTTTGGATTAAGATCAACACTTCCATTATAGAGAACAACATTAAATGGATTTACATTTTCTACTTTAGTTGCATGTGGTTGATTTAAATATTCAACTTCGTCATATTTTAACGTTACTAAACGACCTGTTTTTTGAACATTAGAATCTAAAAGGTCAAAGTCTACACTTAAATCAAGTTCGGCGTTTGGAACACTTGAATTAGATGCAAGAAGAGCATTTAAAGTTACAGCATCTCTAAATGGTCTAAGTTCATTATTTTCTGGCAGCATTACCGATCTTGGATCAATAAAATCACTGTTTCTAAAATTATCCACAAAGAAACCAGACTTAAATCTAGACAATCCAGTTGCATCTTGAACTTGTAAAGATTGAGTTTCTACTTCAAGAAGATTGAGAGATGTCAATTCCTCTAGTTCTTCAATTCTATCCTCAAGTTTTCCAATATCACGCATTGTATATCTTCTATTATCTTCCATGGTAATAGAAGCATCATTAATATCATAAAGATATGGTGATAAAGAAATAGTGGCAATCAACATTACATCACCAACTTTTTCTGGTGGTTTTGGAGTTCTATCAGGAACTCCTTCAACATAAGCAAAGTTTCCAAGTTTATCCAAATAAAGTCTATCTACTCTGGGTGGATAGAAACTATATCCAATTACAGAACTTTCATTTGCTGCAAGAAGAAGTTTTGGTTGATCTGTAAATACTCTCGATTTAAAATCAAATGGAGAAGCAGTGGCAGAGGATGGATCGTATACAGAAACTCTAGGTCTAAAATCTAAAGTGTCAGATGCTCTTTGCTGTCCTGGTCCAATAGATGGAATATCTTTAGAAAATCTTGCTGCATCATAACTATCAACAGTGAAAATATCACCTTCATCATTAGATGGTACTGTATAGTTGTCATAAACAACGTATAATTTTCTGTTTGGTTCAGAGTACCCATCATTTCTGACTAAACGAGCATAATCGTAATATTGATTTTTTTGACCTTTATCTAGAGTAAATCTATTTGTTACATCTGTATACCTTCCAGCAGTAACTGATTGAATTTGTGCAAGAACATTTGATTCTTGGAAGAGAACATTTTCTTGGAAAGAGAATCTGTTTTCGTTCAGATAAACGAATGTAATTTGATTCGCTGCTTTTGTTACTACTTTAGCAACCGTTCCAGAAGAACTTCCGACAAGGTTTTCACCTAAAATTACACTGTCATTAATATCTGCATTAGTAAAGAAATTAATAGTGTCAAGTGTTACTGAGTTTTCGTCAATTGCTTGATATACGGCAAAAACATTTGCAACATCTGGATAGTTAAGACAAATTTCTTTGTCCTGAACCCTTGTTCCGTAGAAAATACTTTTGGTTAATCCATCATTAATACTACTATTTGCATCGGTTCCAGAATTGCTATATTTGGACCTAGTTACTTCAAGAGTTCTTACTCTGTTATAAACTTTTTGTTTATTTTGAATGGATGTTTTTCTCACGGTAGCAATCACATTAACATTGGACTGACTTGCTCTCAATCCATTGAAAGTGACTACATTGGAAGAAATGGATACTTGATCATCACGAAGTGGTTCAACGTCACCATCACTATAAATGATTGAATATCTTTCCTCATCAAAAGATTCAAATAAAATGTCAGTGAGACCAGTAATATCAGCAGCAGAAAGAGTCAAAACACCACTAGAGTTAGTCGTTTTTCCTGTTGCTTCTACTACTGCTTTGAGATCAGATCCAGTGAAATCTACTGTAGCAATGTTTCCATCATCTAAGGATGCATAAAGGAATCCCCTTTCTTCATTTCTAATTGAAGCTCTACCACGTCTAAATTGAACGGTAGTGGTTGAAGATGGTAGTGATCCATCACAAACACCATCAATGCTACTTACGGCAGCCAGAGTCATTTTAAGACCATCTGCAGTGATAGCACTTACTCTATTAAATGTTGGTACGGACTCCGTATTTTTTTGATATCTAACAATGTCACCAACTTTAAAATTAGCAAAATTATTACCAGCAGATGTTGTAATTCCAGTTGGATTGATACTAATTGTATCTGCTACACTGAATCCAGAAGGAACAGAAAAATCTAGAGCAGTGTCTGCTTTAAAATCAGTACTGTATCCAGACACAGCGCTAGTGTCTTGATATACCATTTTAATGTCACCAGCACCAAATTGTTTAACATTGTTAACAGTTCTTGGTGTTGTTGTAATTCCATTAATAGAAATAGACTCACCTTGAATAAAGGATCCTGCAGTCTGTCTCACATAAACTTGAGATGATCCTGATCCAACAGTTGTTGCATATCCAGTAGCACCACTACTCAAACCTCTAATAAACGCAGTATCTGGAAGTTCACCTGCACTTAGAGTTTGATTAAATTCCAGTTTTGTATATGTTTGAATATCATACAGATAACAATCATAAATTGTGGAGTTTGGTTGATCAATATTTACTTGAGATTCTGGTTTTACTGTGTATACTCTTGCCTCACCTATTTGAGTCCCTACTGGTCCAGAACCATTATTTTTTCTATTATCATAAAGTTGTATGGCAGATGTAAATTGGGGAATACCACTAACATTATTAAGTTTGAGAAGGTTTCCCATCTCAAAATCAACAGCAGAAGAGGTTACTGTTTTTGTCTGTCTTGTCTTATTAACATCAAGAATCGTAGTGCCATTTTTATTTACGTCATATCCTCTAACATAAGCAACACCTGGTCCTACCTTAAGACAAGCAAGGTCATCATTAGGAATTCTTCCTTGAGATGTAGATTGATTGCTAAAATACAATCCATCATTACCAAGTCTATCATTTAGAGAATTAAACAATCCAAGTTCAAAGTCTTCTACGGAATAGTCACCAGACTCTTCGTAAGTTCTTTTTGCAAGATAGTCACGAATAATATTATATTGAGTGCTCTTGATAATTTTTCTAATTATACCAGATTCAACTCTCAGAAGTTCAATAAAGTTGACATCGGTGGTATCAGTGATACTCTTTTTACCAAGGATTAATTGAATTTTCAGTCTATCTGCACCAGGTGCAGTGTAATTAGAGAATCCTTTAGCATTATCATAAAGAGTAGCATCATCTTTTGCCGTAGCAATAGTCTCATTAATAATTAAACCAACTCTATAAGAGGGTTGATTTGTATATTGATCTAAAAGAATTGTTTGCTTATCTACTCTAACAAATGTTCCTCTAAGGAACATAATACCCTCACCAATGTGGGCAGCAGATCCAATAGAATTGGAATTTTCAGCAATACAAGTAGCAAATGTATTACCAGCTGGGATAGTTGTATTTCCGTAATCTACTGCCTCTAAAGTTTCTAAATTTTCACCATCAGTAAAAGAGGAACGGGCATTATTAGTGTTACCCGAATCAATATACTTTACATATAAGGTGACGTTATTTCTTTCAGAATTACTCTGAGAAAGAACATATTGAATTTGAGCAGAAACACCAGACTCCTGTCCAATAATCCTTTTTCCTACAAAATTGTTAATATAAACACTAACATCTGTTCCCAAATGAGAAGAATTAATTTCTACCGCATAGAATTGATCATCATATGTTACATTACCAGGAATTACGATAGATCCCTCTTTAAAAATATGACTGCCAAAACTTTCCAGTTGATTCTGTAAAATTGACTGGAGAGTTGTTAATTCCCTTGCCTGAATTGGGAATCCAGGTTTGAACAGCACACGATAATAATCCTTAAGAGGATCAAAATCGTCATAGTATGGATTGACGTTGAGATTAGTCTGTTGTGGCATTTTATTAGAACTCTAATACGATTTTAACGTCTTCCTTCTGTCGTTCATTCCTGGTAACAGAGGGTCTATTGTCAAGGTAGATGATCTCTCCCTTTCTTTTATTTATTTCTGGATTTGCAAGACCATCTGTAAACTGAACACCAAGATTAACAACTCTACCATTATTAAGTGTTGTAGTAATACCACTAAAGTTTTGATCTACGTTAACACTGAATGATCCACCAGTTTTAGTAATTGCATTTGAACTGGATGTAAAGTTAATAATCGGTGCCCTGGATCTTACATTTGTTGCATCAGTTTCATCCCCAGTAGCTTCTTTATAGTAGAGACTTCTGTCTTGATAATATTTAATAACCTTAGTTTCTGTGTCGTAAGAAGCAACAATACCCCTAGCTGTAGATCCAACACCTACAGTTTGCTGAATCGTGTCTCCAACAACCAAATCCTGTGCAGCACTTTGGGTTTCATATTTAATTGAATATAGTGCTGAGAACTGGTTATCGGTAAAGATACTATCAGACCCTAAAAGGGTTGGATTCTTAACAATTCCAACCTGTGCAAAAACTGTATCATCAGCAAAATCATAAGAAGAATTATCAAATCTTGCATACATCAGAACTTTATCTGCACCAAGTTCTTTGTAAACATCAAAACCATGACCTTTAGATGGTGGAATAATTGGTGTTAACTTAGAAAAAGCAGAAGTTGCAGTTTGAACACCCGTGTTTTCACTGGAGAGATCAACACGTCCAAAGGAATATCCAGATCCACCCGAAGTTACTTGTGTTTCAATAATTTGACCAAGAGAGTTTGTTGTTACCCTGACTTTTCCACCTTGACCATCACCAAGAATTGGGAACTCTTTAGCAGTAAACTGAGGATATCCCAAACCTGGTTCATCAATAGCAACGACTTTAATTTGGTTACTATTCACTTCAGAATTGGCATTATCTCTAACAGCCTGAATACCAGTATTGGTTGTAGTTGACCAATCATTTGGTACAGTAATATATTCCGTAGAGTCAAACTTGACAATATCACTTGGGCTAATAGTATACATGTATTTCCACAAGTAACCATCACCACTAGTTCCTGCTCTACTTGGTTCAACATCAGTAAATGTTGGTTCGTCAAGAGAAGCAGATGGTGTTGTTGAAATTCCAGTAGCTGTTCCGTTATCCAAACAAATATAGACACGGAAATCACTATTTACAACATAATAATTAGCATCATAAAGTCTATTGGAATTAGTTACCTGAGCTTGATAAGTTGCACTATAATCATGCCTATAATAATCATATGTTGATCCCTGAACCCAGTTTACTTTTCTAATCAATCTTCTTGTGTTAGAAGAGTTGACACGTTTACCAAAAAGCATCGT